ATGGCGACTGGGCCTCACCAGCAACGCCGCGCAATGGACGATCTATGCAGCAGGACTGTGCATGTGTATCGGAACAGTGCTGACGATTGCTGGTCGGCTGGCGATGGGCGGCTGGTGGTTCAGTGATTACCCACTGCCGAGGAACGAGAGATGACCGTCACAGATCAGCGCATGAAGTACTGCATGGACTGTATCTATTTTATGACCCCACCGTACTCGACTGCGGAATGTCACGCGCCAAGTGTGATCGAGGGGATGCCGACTCGACAATGCCGCGACACGGATGGCCCGTGTGGCCCTTCAGCAAAATTATGGGAGAAAAGTCATGGACGCCTGGAACAAATTTAAAGCCACGCTCAACGGCTGGGGTCAACCCGTTTGGCCTGACGCGAAGCCTTTGCCTGAACACGTTAAGAGAGTGCGGATTGACCAGAGGTTTATGCGGTTACACATGGAAGAAGCTGAGAAGCCGAGAGTGAGAAACGGATTTAATAATGAATCTTGATCAGTGGATTTCTATGCACAACCTGACGCACCTCCAGGCTGGTCAGGTTGTTGGTGCTACGGAACGCACAGTGCGGCGGTGGATTTCGGGAAGTTACAAACCACCGGAGGCTGTAAACCGTTTGCTCGAAGTGTTTCGGATGTACCCAGAAATTGAGCACGACTGCATCCGTCAATTTATGACGGCACGGCGCAAGCGGCGCATGAAACGCGTTGCCCCCAAAGAGCATATGCAAGCCCCAGAGGTGGCTCCACCACCGACCGCGCTGCCTGTGGCCGCTGCTGTTGCCATTGCCCCGGTCAAGCGCCACAAGCCCGCTGGTGGACTATTGATTGCCACTGCTTACGATCCTGGCAACGGCTACTACAACTTTGAGATCGAAGGCCCAGGGCTACTGTTTTACCGACAGGATGATCCTATGATCACTAAACTGCTGGATGCTGTGTTGGAGCCTGATGAAACAATCGACGGCATTGGTGATCTTGAAGGACGCTACGTTAGCGTAGTGTACGACGACGAACGCAACGTGATTGGATTTGAAAGGCCAGGGAGCAAATGATGCACAAAGAAGTGCTCGAATACATAATCAAGAACGGCGGGAGTATGCCGTTAAATAAATTGGCAGAAAGGGTTGGCTACTCTCAAAAACGTGTACGAAATGTGTTGAATTATCACAACGTCAAAAGATTTCGGGTTTACAAAAAAGAGACTTTGGAAAAGGCTTTAGAAACTAGAACAAGAGTTTCCGAGATGCACTCTGAAAAAATGAACCAATACAACAAAACACCGTGGCCTAAACTCGTAACGACGATGCAGGAAGCAATGCGCGGCAAGAGTTACGGAGGTAACACCTCACTCCCCGGCACGAAGAACCCGGTCAACAGGTCAGCAGTCTACAGCGTGAATGTTGGGACATTTAAGTCGTCTATGGGTTGGTGACCTTCATGGTCATAAACGCCTCGATCTTTCGTACAGTAACGCGCCTGAGTTTTCGACCGTTGCGAATATCAAAAACAAGATGGCTGTCGTTTGTTGCCAGTGTTCCAAAGCGTGTAGCCTCCATCACATGGAGGTCTAAATATGCGTCGATGCGTTCGATGAGCGTCACACCTTCACCCTGTACATCTGGCGGCTACGGCCTCCGGTTTTCTGCAATACCTTCTCGATAAGCTCCGCGTCCTCAAGATGCTTGATGACGGTATCGCGGTCACGGCCCAGGAACTGGGTACGCTTGCACAACTCTGTGCGGCTGATGAACCCGGATTGGCGGATTAATTCCATAACCTTCTTGCTGTTGCTCTCTGCGGTGTTGTCGGCAACGAACCGCTCGATGCCGTCGATCATGGATTGAATTGAGTGTGTGACGATGGCTCTGGCAAAGTCGAAGTCTCTCGCGCTTATGATGGGGTTCTCGGGGTCACGGCCCAGCGCATGGATCATGGCGACCTTGATGGTCATCTCGACCTCACGCGCATAGAACGATGTGACCTTGGTGCCAGCGTTATTTCTCAGCGTCTTTGTGACGTCTTTATCAAGTGCCTCGAACAACTTCGCAGCCTCATCGTCATACGTTGCTGTCACAAGATTTCCTGGAGGCGGAAGGCTACCTATGTCGAGCGATGCGCCTACGTTACCTGTGGCACCGATTGGCTCCATAATACGCGCCAGCAAGCTCACCAGCTCATCTGGCGGGGGTATCTCAATCAACTCTTGGCTATCGGGGTAACTGTCTTTGCTCTCGAACACCAAGAAGCGGGCAAGTGAACCATCCACTGCGTTGCCGCTTTGCAAGGCCCGCCAGAACACTTGGGGTGTTGTCGTGCCGTAGAGGCAGACGTTGGGCTGTACGATGTCGAAGCGGGGGCGGTTGCGTTGGTCGGCGTACTCTGTGCCACGAAACACATCATTGGATGTGGTGAACAACTCTGTGAGGTTGTCTAAGATCTGTGTCAGATAATGATTGCCGCTGGTGCGGTTGGCTACCGCGTGTAGGAACATGCCAAACTCATCGAGCTGGAACAACATGGCTGGATGGCGATGGACTGCGGTGAGTAAGCCTGGGCCTGAACCGATCTTGTTGCCACCGATATATGCACCCGCGCCGAGGGTGTCTGTTATGAGGCGGTTGATAATAACACGCGCATGGTTCTTGCCAGCACCTGAGTCAGCGATGCCTATGGTCATAATGTTTGTACGGATGTTTGACGGGCTGCGATACTTGCGACCGGCGAGAACGCCAATGGCGCAGAGTGCTGCGGCGATTGCCAACTCTGGCTGCGGCTTGAGGCTGGTTCGATTGATGTGATTGACCAACATGCCCAATGCTGTATTGGCATCTGGCATTGAGAGGATGTTCTTGTCTTTCTTCGCTGCCTTCTTAGACTTCTCTACCACTACCGGCGGGATGAAATCTTCTTCGACGAACACGATGTCTGTCTGCATACCGAGTGATGCCTTCAGCCATTGCACGGCCATCTCAAGATCACAGCTATTGGCTCTCATAACGAGATCGAGCGGCGTCATTGGTTCGTCGGTCACCCAATCTTTGATGCCATCTGGATGGATGCTGACGTTGTTATTCTCACCACCGCGCCAGTGGGCCACGGCTCTGAAACTGCCTGAGTGTGCTCTGATGGCATCTGGGAATAACTTTGGCACCCACACTTCCAGGCTCGCCATTGCTTTGTCGTTGATGTCCCGCCAATAACTTGTATCGTCGCCAGCGCGGCTCACATTACCCCCCGCCGGTTGTGAGTTGTTGCTCACATTAGACCCCTTGACTGTGAGTGACCCAGCCTTGGTCTGGAACGGAACTAGGGCTTTGATTATACGTTCGTGGATGTCACTCGGGATCTCAGGCAGCTCATCTACTGCAACATCTTCAAGGGTATCTAACGTCAGCCATCTGTATTCCATGCCGTCGGGATGGAGAGACGGCGGCAGAACGGTTTGCTTGCCGTGGGCGAGGACTTCGATGACCGAGACACCGTCGATCAAGTATTTCTTAGATGACGAGGGATACCCGCGATAGAATGATGTGTAGCCTTTTGCTCCCATCTTTCTGACCGGCGATGGTGGCAGACATGCCTCCAGAACAGCGCGGACCTCTGGGCTACCGTAGTCAAAATCTATAGCCGTGAGGTTAGACGCACGGCCTAACGCCACACACAGGCCCGCGTCTGCCCAGTGCGACCACGCTTCAAGGTCGAGCTTCGTCGGTACAACATCACAGAACTTCTGCCAGCCATTCATGCCGGTCCAGTTGTTTGACTTAAATTCTCCTGGACGCTTTTGCCCTGGGATGATCGGGATAACTGAGTATCCCCGTTCAACCAAACGGGTTGCATGGTCAGAAAACTTTGACATCATTGCAGCTCTTCTATTTCGATAAATAGTTTCGGGATTTCAGAATAAAGCTGCCGTGCAATCAGGTGGACGACTTGGTTGTCGTCTACGATTGCCACGCGTAAGATGCCATCTAAGACTGCCTTGATGATGTTGTCTAGGTCTGGCCGTGATGTAGGCCAGATCTTACATTCGATAGCATCCTGATGTTTCTTCTTTGACCAAGATTGCGGGATCATCATGTGAGCGTCGATGGTAACTGCAACGGCCAGAGGCATTGGGGGGCGACCTAGCATTGCCTGAGACGCATACGCACAGACTTGGTTCTCATACATTCGCGTCTTCTCTGGTGTGTATGCAATCGCACGACCACCACGAATAGACATGCGAGCGCGTCCCTTCGCTACAGGCTGTCCAGGTATGGTGAAGCTGACCTTCATTTGTACCAGTCCTGGGCCTTCACTTTTCCTTTTGTCAGCTCTTCAATGGCTTGCATCTGCGCCATGCATGGAATACGAGAGCCGCCCAACCAGCGTGACACCGCTGCGGGGCTGACATCGAGCATTTCTGCGAACCCCGCACCCGTTAGCTTCTTGGATTCTATCCAGTTTTTGAGTTTCACAATTTTCTCCAAAAATGTTGTTGACGAAGCGGAACGGACTATGGCACCTTGCGTTCCGTTACGTCAATATGCAAAAAAGGTAATGCAAATGAACATCAAGAACCGCACCGCCACCATCCTTGCTTCCGAATGGATTGAAGCAAAGAAGGAGGAGGTCGAAGCCAACAAGAAACGTATCGGTATCGAAGACGAACTGATTGCGTTGCTTGGAGCCAAGGAAGAAGGCTCAGAAACCCACAACATCGAAGACTTCAAGGTTGCCATTACGGGTCGGTTGAACCGTAAGGTGGACTGGGACATCTTTGATAAACTGGGCATCCCTGTCGATATGCAGCCCGTCAAGGTAAAGCGCGAACTGGATCTGAAGGGCCTTCGCTACTTGGAAGACAACGAACCTAGCGCCTACAAGAAACTGGCAAAGGCAATGACTGTTGAGCCAGCTAAAACAAGCATCACCGTAACCAGAAGGGAATACTAATGGCAATCAACCTACAATCTCTGCGTACAACAAGTGCTGGCAAGCCAGCGCGTATGATCGTCTATGGATCTCATGGGGTTGGCAAGAGCAGCTTCGCGGCACAGGCTGACAAGCCGGTGTTCATCCAGACTGAAGAAGGCTTGGATGCTCTGACTGTCACGCGGTTTCCGTTGGCAACGTCATATGGCGAAGTTATGGAAGCACTGGAATGTTTGTCTGAAGACAAGCACGACTACGCGACTGTCGTGATTGATAGTGCCGATTGGTTAGAGAAGCTGATCTTTAAGCAAGTTGCTGCGAACCACAAAGTTAACAGCATTGATGAGATTGGCTTTGGTAAGGGCTTTGGGTTTGCGGTAGACCTCTGGCATTACATCTTAGGAAAGCTCGACGAACTGCGTAATAAAAAAAACATGGGCGTAATTCTGCTGGCTCATTCGCAGGTGAAGAGGTTCGACGACCCGCTAACGGACAGTTACGATAGGTACATGCTGGACATGCACAAGGGCGGTGCTTCATTGCTGTCTGAATGGTGTGATCTTTTGATGTTCTGCAACTACCGTGTGTCCACCGTTAAAAGTGATGTTGGCTTCAATCAAAAGAAGACCCGTGCCGTGGGGGTTGGCGAACGGTTTTTGCACACTCAGGAGCGTCCCGGCTGGGTTGCTAAATCACGATGGCCGATCAAAGAAACAATATCGCTTGACTACGAAGTGTTCTCAGAAGAACTCAAAAAAGCAATGAAACCTCAAGGAGAATAACAATGGCTTTAATTGATTTTGATTTTGATCCCACCACCGTTGAACCTAGCAAATTTGGCTTGTGTCCAATTGGTGAATACATCGTTGAAGTTGTAGAAAGCGATGTTAAAGCACCCGCCAAAGACCCGCTTGGAAGATACATTGAGCTGAAGATGATTGTTCTCGATGGCCCACAAGTCGGGAGAAAAATCACTGATCGTCTTAATGTTATAAACAAAAGCGAAATGGCTTCAGATATTGCACAGCGTACCCTGGTCGATATCCTTGAAGCGATTGGTTACAAAGAAAAGTTCCGAGATACTTCTGTTCTGCATAACTGTCCTATGAAGATCAAGGTTTCTATCACTACGAAGCAAGCCACTGGAGAGGATCAAAACTCCATCAGGTACTTCCCCGTGACTGGCGGGACTAAGACACCGACTACAGTGGCTTCATCGGCTGGCGCGGCTGCGACATCAGCTAAACCCAAGCCTTGGGAACGCAAGTAGGGAGATAACGCCGGGGGCTTAATGCTCCCGGCTTTTCTTTTGATGTGGAGGAGAAGCCATGACCCGCAAACCGACTGAGATGGAAGAGCGCGTAGCAGAAGCAATAAAGTCTGTAGACGATTCAAAACCTAAAGGTGGTCTTGGCGCGAGTTATTTAAGTCTTGCCCGCGCCGCCATCCGCGCCATGCGCGATCCGACAACAGGGATGCTGAGTGCGTGTGGTCTGTTTGCACTAGGCACCGATAAAGAGATTGCGTTTACATGGCAAGAAATGATCGACGCATCATCACCGCAGGAGGAATAGATGACCCCAATTAAAGACCTACTAGACTCATTGCGTAAGCGCGAAGAGGCGGCTTGGGGCATGGCAAGCATGTTCCTGGAGAACCGTGACGCGCATGGGGTAATGGACGCTGGCTCTGAGTTGGAGTCGTTGCGCCGCGCTATTAGCGAGATTGAGAGGCTTGAGTTTATGATGTCGGGGAGAAAATAAATGGTCGCTGTAGATATGCCTGACCAAGTGCTTGCTAAGATGAACCGAGAGCTGGAGCTGCGTCACCGCGACGAACAGCGCGGCTACCTTGGTGCGTCTGGCATTGGTGCTGAATGTGAACGGCGGATCTGGAACAGCTTCCATTGGGTAACGAAAGAGAAGATGCAAGCGCGGTCCATCAAGGCAATTGCAGATGGCTATCACAGTGAAGGAGTGATGTCAGAGCGGCTGAAGATGGTGGGCGATATAAAGCTCTTTACGCACAACGGTGACGGAAACCAGTTTGGCTTTGAAGACGGGCATCTGCGCGGTCACCTCGACGGCTTGATTGAAGGTGTTGGACAAGAGCCGCACAAGACGCATGTATGGGAACACAAGTGCGTCAATGTTGATAAATTCAACAAGATGATGAAGGCTAAGATTGAGCACACCGAGGGTGGTGCTCTTGAGCATTGGGATCTTCAGTACTACGCCCAAGCTCAGGTTTACATGCACTACTTTAAACTTGAGTGGCACTACATGACGATCTGCACCCCCGGCAGCAGAGACGAGACTTCGTGCCTGACGGGGTATAACAAGGATGCAGCGAACTACTATTGCAAAGAGCGTCCTCAGAGGATCATCAACGCCGACAGACCCCCGGCTCGCATCTCTTCCAACCCCGCTTGGTTTCAGTGCAAGATGTGTTCTCATGGTGGCAACTGCCACGATGAAAAGCTGCCACAGATTAACTGCCGTACTTGTTTGCACTCCACGCCATTGCCAGACGGCGAATGGATGTGCGGGTTTCATACAAAAACAATTACGGTAGATGAGCAGAGAGCCGCTTGTGGCGAACACTTGTTTAATCCTCATCTCATGCCAGGGCAGCAGACAGACGCTGGAGATGGTTGGATTGAGTACACCCTGGATAATGGCAAAGTCATAAGGAATGAAAATGCTAAAGTTAAGACCATATCAACAGGAAGCCGTTGACGCTGTATTCGACTGGTTCGAGGGTGAAGGCCATAACGCCAACCCTCTAATCGTGCTTCCTACCGGCACCGGCAAGAGCTTGGTGCTATCTGAAATATGCAGACGCTCTATGGCTGAGTATGGCGAGATGAAGATCGTCGTCATCACGCATGTCATGGAGTTGATTAAGCAGAACTACGACGAGATGAAGGTGCTGTGGCCCAAGGCCCCGGCAGGCATCTACTCGGCTGGTATTGGCAAGCGTGAGCACCAGTACCCGATTACGTTCTGCGGTATTCAGTCTGTTCACAGAAAGGCTGTGCTGTTTCAGAAGGTAGACTTCGTGATAGTAGACGAAGCTCATCTCATTCCGCGCAATGCCGACACGATGTACCAGCGGTTTCTTGAGAAGCTCAAGGTTGGCAATCCCAAGCTACGGATCATTGGTCTGACAGCCACGCCATACCGCATGGACAGCGGGATGCTGCATACGGGTGACGGCGCTCTGTTCGATGACATTTGCTACGAGTACAGCGTCCTCGATGCGATCAACGAAGGGTACCTGTCTAACCTGATTACGAAGAAGACCGATTTGGAGCTAGACACAACAGGTGTTCACACACGCGGGGGAGAGTTCATTGCGTCAGAATTACAGGATGCCGTTGACGTTGAGGGGATTAACCAACGGGCTGTTGAGGAGATTATTGGGTGGGGCCAGGAGCGGAAGCATTGGCTCGTATTTGGCTCGGGAGTTGAGCATTGCCGCCATCTGGCTGACATGCTGGTTGCTGAAGGCATTAGTTGTGAAACCATATTTGGCGATACGCCGAAAGAAGAACGGGCCGACATCATTGCCCGCTTCAAGAAAGGTGAGATCCGCGCCCTCTGCTCGATGGGTGTCCTGACCACAGGGTTTAATGCGCCCAATGTGGACATGATTGCCCTTCTTCGTCCTACCCAGTCGGCTGGCCTGTTTGTCCAGATCGTGGGCCGGGGTATGCGGTTGCACCCTGATAAGGAAAACTGCCTGATTTTGGACTTTGCCCGAAACATCCAGCGGCATGGCCCGATTGATCAGATTCGGGGTAACCCCAGGGAACACCAGGACCGGGACGGGGAGAGTGACGGGCCGTTGGTAAAGGATTGCCCTGAGTGCATGAGCGTTGTCCACCTGTCGTGCATGGAATGTCCAGATTGCGGGTACCTGTTCCCCAGGGAGATCAAGATCGTATCCAGGGCCAGCGATCTGCCGGTCTTGTCGGTGACTATCCCCGTCCAGAGGCTGGAAGTGGATGATGTCCTGTACGCCACCCACGTTAAGGCAGGTAAGCCTCCTAGCCTTAAAGTTACCTATGTGTGCGGGTTCGTTAAGTATGCCGAGTGGATCTGTTTAGAGCACCCAGGGTTCGCCGGTCAGAAGGCTTGGGCATGGTGGTCGCGCCACGCTGGAACCGGCGTCCCAGCGACCGTTAAAGAGGCCCTGGAGCGAAAGAAAGAGCTGCGTAATCCAGTGGAAATAGAGGTAAAGAAAGAGGGCAAATATGACCGCGTTACCCGGACATTCTTACCTCTGCCACATATGTCACAAGATGCCCAAAGGGTTTCGGTTTGACCCTAAAGTCAAAAGATTAATAGGACAAAGTGTCCGCTTCTTTTGCTCAATGAAATGTTTGGAAATGAACAACGTGATTGACCCTACCCCTAATGAGAAACAGGCCCTATTGGACTCTGGGAAGCTGGCCGGGGAGTACCTGGAATACCTCAAGAAAAGCGATATAGCCGACTTGACCCCTAAAGAGTATGATACTCTGATTGAGGTTGTTGTGACCGGCTAC